GCCGTGATTACCAGCAACGGCAGCAACTATTACTTCGTTGAAGTGTTCTGCCCATAGCATTAGCGCGTTTCGGGCGAGGCGACGGACAACCTTATTCTGGTCACGCCTATCCAAGACCGCGGAGAAGGTTTGCTGTTCGTAATGACCGTTACAACCTTCACCCAAATCCCCTAGCGAGCATACGAGTAGTTTCCCTACACCATAACCGCACTTACGGAGAAACTTGACACGCTCTACAACTGCTTGGAACGATTCCTCTATCCTTTTAACAGTTCCCTCTAAACCATCACCGTCGTCTTTACCAATCTGCCAATCGCCTAAAGGTACTACTAGCGTGTAATCGCCCGAAGGTCGGGAAACCGCTTTCCGTTTATCCGCGCGAACTGGCTCTGTTAGTTTCTCCAACTCGTCGGCACTCAGACCTGACCGTGTTCGGATACTCGCTTTGTATGCCCATAACTGTCGCTCGTCGTAGGTTTGCCAAGTGCTAATCCGTACAGGTTCTACGACCTCGTAAACTTTCGGGTCAAAACCCCACTCACACAATTCGTCTTCCCAACTACCGATAGGTGTATCTTTCGGTTTCGTAGTTAGCGTACCGTTATTACCGTCAATCGTTACACCAGCAACCCAACCCTGAGGCTCCTGCGGTGGCGTTATAGGTCTATCTACCGAAACGTCAGTTATCTGGTTATGTTCCGCCGTCGTAAGTAGTTCCTCAACGCGTTTACTGAAATCGCTCACAATACCTCGCAGGAACAAGTACCAGCGCGGTGACGAGTAATAGTTTGATAACTAACTTCGTAATTAGCCGTAGCCAACTCGCGAGAAACAGCAGCAGCAGATGCTATATGAATAGGTGCGGATAGTAGTGCGCGCAAAGCCTTACGGTCTTCATCAGACATAGACTCATAAACTTTCGCCACCCCACACTTGCTAGCCATACTGCTACCGTGCTACGAGTAACTAAATCTTGAATAGCGCATCTAAGCGAACGCCACCGCGTGGTTTCCACCAACGATTACGCTGTCCTTCGACGTGAACGTGAGGTCCACCGCTATTACCTTCTACGCCAATCTCGGCAATCTTCTGCCCTTTTTTAATTTTCTGACCAGTATGTACCGTCGCCATACGAACGTGACCATACACGACATAACGTGGGCGAAAAACACCGTGCTTGATTACAGGAGCGTACTTACCGAATGCTGAACCCCAAATACCAACACCAACCACCGTGCCGTTGGCGATAGCGAAAACATCTGTACCAATTCTGCCACCAAAATCGTAACCTTGATGATACCCAGATTGCCACTGGTCGCCTTTAACTCCAAAATCGCAAGTGATTTTAACTTTTTTAACTGGGTACATTACTAATCCCTTCCGTACCGTGGGTCTTCTGTATTGAGAGCGTTAATAGCGATAGTAACCACCGTGATAACTAAAGGTGTGAACGCTGGCGATAGATTCAGCGAACCAATATTATCTAGCAGCCACGCCAAACCTGCGCCGACACCAATTTTGAACGCCGTCGCCAATGGGCTTTGCGCCAACCAAATCTTGAAACTGTGCATTACTTCCTACCTTCTATAATGTGCTGGTCAAACCTACCAGAAGTTTCCGATAAATCCGTAGCAATAATATTAACCCTAGCATCTATGGAGTCAATTTTGCGCGACATATCGTTCACCGCCTGCCGTAGACCGCCACCATTCGGACCGAACTGGTTCGTAATATAGTCAATTTTCTGCATCATTACCGCTTGCTCGATATCAAAACTATGTTGCCGTTTATCTATCCTGCGCCAAATACCGTAGATTCCTAAACCTGTCGTCATAATTAGGCTAAGTATCTGTATTGCGCTCGCGGTAGTAATTGCGTTCATTACAAGGAAACCCACACAACAATAAGTGAGGATTGCGAACCTGCTGCGACGATAGTGGATAACGCTCCACCGCTAGATTGCGCGCCTTGTAGGGTTATGTAATCCGTTGTGCCGTTCATATATATAAGCGCGCTAGAAGTTTGTGAAAAATCGTTCGAATTGAGAGTGGAAGAATTACGAACTTTACCCACATTAAATGCAGTACCGTTTTTAGCGAGGTTAGTTACGCGGTTTCCTGTGGCGTTACCTGCCCAAAAAATACTACCGACACACCAATACCAACCTGCTGTCTGCGCTGTATACCTTTCAGTATTAGAAGAAGTAGAATGCCCATTATCACGGTCAATGTCTTCAATATTCCAAGTAATATCTGTCGTAGTGCTATTCGCGATGCTCTGCGCGCTGGTCTGCCGTAAAGAAGCGATAGGTCGCCCAAGCATAAAGTTACCCATATTAGTAACCGCGCTATTCAGATAAGCACCAGTTTCCACTTCACCTGCCGTGAAGATACGCGTACTCGGAACAATCATCAGTAACCCAATCTAGCCGTGCCAGCAACAGCAGTAGTCTTGTTGTATCCCTCTATTATGCCAGAGTTTGCGGATAATGTTCCAGTGCAACCAGCATTCACTAAAGTATAGATTGTTGCGCGAGCAAAATGCTGGCTACTATTCAGAACTCCCCACACCGCCAAATCGGGAGTACCACGAACAACAGTTAAAGTAGTCGTGCCAGAACCAGCAGTTACCGTCATAAATTCGTTATCTATAAGTATCGCGCTAGCCGTTACCGCACTACTCGTAGTGACCGTCGTAGCGTCAGGGGATAAATCGGCAGATAAAGTCGCAGCAGATTGCGTAACCTTATAGGCGTTGAAAGTCCAATTCGCTGTCGAAGTGGGCTGGCTCACGGTGGCGACTGCGACGCTTTCCGAGCCAATACTGAGTAATTGCCCAACTGCTACATCGCTCTGCGGATAATTTAGGAAATCCTGCGTAGGGTTTGCCGTGAAAGTATTGTATTTCACCGTACCAGCAGAAGTAGAATAAGTACCTGTATTTAGTGTGTTTGTCCAAGAACCTAGAGTAGAGAAACTATCGCGGTTTACAGTGTCAAAAGAATAAGGCACTTGAGATATTTGATTGGGTAGAATTTCGGTAACAATCAAACCACCACCAGCAAGGTAACCATTGTTAGGAATATAATATACGGTGGAACCTGCTAAATGCGAATAAGAATTACCACCTAAACTATTCGTACCAGCAGCAGTCTGCGTAGTGGAATATTGCGCGCGAGCAGTAATCGTTAATGTAGAACCAGATACGGAACCTGTAATAATTTCGCTATCTATTAAATAATCTCCAGATGTTCCAGAAAGTTTAGAATTACTCAACGCCACGGTGCTAGTAGTATCCATAAGAATATTGCCTGATAATACGCTAGATGAAATAGTAGTGACGGACGAATAAACCTCACCGATGTCGCGCACAGGAATGGTTATTTTTGTGGAAGTCTCCGTAATAGCACCTGCTACTACGATTATTGTATTAAATCCTGTTATTTGATTTTGCCCTTGCAGCATTTGCCCAGAAATAATGTCGCGACCATTTTTCAAAGTGCTAGCAGATTTTAGCACTACCAACTGCCCAGTCGAACTCGTACTATCTGGATATATTTTTATTGTGGATAGATTCCAGTAGTAACGGAAAACTGGAGAAAGAATAGCCGTGGTGCGCCAATCCCCAGTCTGTCCGTCGTAACTATGTTCAACAGATTCAATAAAGCAATCAAGCGACGAGAATGTTCCACCGAGAGGTCGCTCGTTCAGGCGCACCAAATCGCCAATTTCTAAATTAAGAGCCTTTGCCCATACCGCAGGGTTAGCAGCAGGAGTTAAAACAATTTTCTCTGCGCGTTTCTGTGGCGCGTTATACCGTGATAATAAGAAATAAGCAGCGTCTACCGCTTCCGAATCGGAAGTGTTATAGATGTGCCGTTCATAAGAACGCGGGAAGTAGTTAGTTAGGCTCTGCTGGTCTTGCGCATTTACGACTACACCGTTAGCGCGAGAAACGGTAACATCGTTATACACATAAGTCGGGTCAAAATTATATGTAGTTTCGGCATTCTCAAAAGGTATTTCACCAGCACCGTCACCGAAAATAGTTTTCGGAACTAATTTTTGTAGACGAGAATGCCTATCTTTAAAAGTTAGATAACCTTCACCGTCCACATACCATTCGCCACCCTCAGTATCCGTAATAGTCTGTATGTAATCTACGAGCGTTGAGCCAGTCGGACTAAACTCCAACATTTGCGATACGCCTAAATCGTGATAGGTCGGCACATTAGCGAAACCACTAAAATACTGCATAGTGTTCGCGAACCGTGTACCTGTCTGTTCTGGCACACTACTATTAGTTATCTGCGCATAAGCACCGACAGCGTAGTAGTCAGTAGGAGTTATTGCGCCACGATGCACCGTGAGATGCGCGAAACTTGTACCAGCAGTAAATAAAGCGTTACCAGCACCACCAATATTAAAGTTATTTACCGCTATGTTTCTATTGCCGTTCGACCAAACATTAGTAGTCGTTGTATCGTTCACAGTTAAATCAAGGTTGTAACTATTCCCACCGTTGTAAGTAACTTTCAGGCTCAAAAAATACCATTGACCGAAAGACATAGCCGTAGATGTAGCAAATCTTTGGTCACCGCCAACGACAGAGGAAGCGAAAGCCGTGAATTTACCACCAGAAGATAAACCGACGCCAAAAAAATTATCAGACGGACTATCGGTATTCGCACTAAAGTAGTTCGCGAAGAAAAATAAATTATCGGCAGTCGAATAATCCTCTTTCACCCAGAAACTGAAAGTATATGTTTGCCCAGTTGCGAAAGATATATCCTGTACGGCTGTATTAGCCAAATAGGTACCTTGCGGTAAATTGCCGTTACCAGCAGTTGTGTACGTCGTTACGCCAGTAGTTCCACCACCGAGGACTCCAGTTTTTGCGGTTTCTTCACCGAAAGTTATGTTGCTCGTATAGCCGTTTAATGTACGCACCGTCAAAGGTAACTGGTTAAACGCACTATTATTCGCAGCCGTATTAGAGCCAGCATTATCAGACATAGGGTAGTAATAAAGGGCAGGGCTACTATCCGTTAATACTTTCGCCTGATAGAAACTCTGCAAACTGACTTGCGACATAGAAGCGATAGCGTCCGTGCCGACGATACTAGCCTCACTACGGTTAGGTGCTTGCGAATTAGTCGGATACCTTTCAACGAAACCGTTAAATAAATTGTAAATTGTGCTACCAGTGGTAATAAAATCAGTAGCCGTCGCACCGAACTCAACCTGAACAGCGTCTACCCAAGAATTTGAAGACGCATTATTTTGATTTATGAGAATAGTTATTTTTGATGAACTAGGGGTGAGTGTAGCGGTGAACCTAATCCAAGCCTGCGAACCGTCAATAAAGTTTGTTGTTGTTGTTGCAGTCGCGCCAGAAAAATAACCGCCGTCATAGACTTGAAAATTACCACCATTACCACCAATGTATTCGTATTGCTGATACATACTTACCGTGATTTGTTTACCAGCAACAACAGGTACATCAAGTGCGGCAACAGTAGGAGCATTCAGCACCATACATTGGTCGCCTGACCAACTCGCCCCAATCGTGCCTAACGAACCACTAAGCGCATACCAATTAACAATACCTAACTCAAAATCTGCATCAGAAGCACTAACAGAAATACGACTACTATCGGAACCCAGAGGCGCAAAGTTCGTATCGTTGAGAATATTACCTGTAATCGGGTAGGCGCAATTTATTGCTAAAGGTCGGAACGGTAATAGATTCGGGTAGAAAGCACCCGAAGTATTCGTCGGGTCAAAAAGGCTATCCGTATCATCTACCTTTAGGCTACAAGTGCCAGCCTCAATGCGACCTAATTCATACGAGCGACCGCGACGCGTCGAAAAAGAATAAGTACGGTTAGTAATGTTAGAAGATAGGCTCGTAGGCGCAGGAGTAGTCGGGGTAACCGTATTAGATTTAGTATTAAGTAATTTGTACCACGGTGTATTCGGTTGTATCTGTGGCGACAAAGTCACACCGACATACGGCACATTCTTAGCCAATGGTACTACCCGACTTAGATAAACCGTTAGCAACGTTACGACGGTCGTTCAATAGGGAATGCTTCTGAACGACACGGAAAACAGTTTGACCGTCAATAATTACAGGAACCTCAATAAACGAACCAGCCTGCGCAGCAGAAACACCAGAAGTACGCACCTGTGCAGCCAAGAAACTATTACTCGCAGACATAGTATTATTTAACAAAGCCTGTTGCCTGTTTTGTTCTGCCACAGACTTAGCGTTATCCACAGCGAGTTGGTTAGCCTGCGCCTGTAACTTAGCCTGTTCCGCCACCGCATTATTGAGCGTACGAACAGCGTCTGCGTGAGCCTTAGTACCGCGCGTTTTAACTTCCTCAACCTTCGCAGCCTTCACCAAAGCAGCAGCCTGCTTCACATAGAAGTTAATATCAGCAAACCGTTCACGGAACGAACGATTAGCCATAGTTTCCATAGATAACGCAGCATTAGAGTCAATCGCCTGAATCTTATCCTGAATAGATGTTAGTTTTTTCATCTCGGCGTTATACCGTGCATCAAATAATTCTTTACGACCAGCCTCAGTCTGTCGCCAAACACGCATCATTCTATTGACAGCGTTCTTACCGCCAGCGATAAGGTTATTAGCCTCTTGTTGCCAGTTTTCGCTACCCAAAAGTGCCGTAATAAAATCGTTAGACGCGCCTAGTTTCTTTAACTTGAAACGAGCCTGAAGTTGCGCTCTCTGCTCAAGTAGAGTTTCAAAGAAAGTTTTTGTTTTATTTTTCGCAGCATTCGGGTCTGCTACATCTAACGGTGAAAAGTCTTTCATATCACCTAAACCTTTAGGCAATTTAATATCAGGTAACGCGAAATCGTAATTATCTAACTTCTTCAAGAAAAGGTCTATCGCGCCAGTAATAGCGATTAGACCGAGAGTCAAAGCAGCAACACCAGCAATCGGATTTAAGGCGAACATCTCCATAACCCAAGCAGCAGCAGCCGAAGCGCGGAGAGCCAAATACGCTTTCTTTACAGCACCAATTAGTGTCATAAGTGCCGTCGCCCCAGCGACAATTTTAGAAGTAATCCACAACCCAGCCATAGCGATAGCGGTAATAACAATCTGGTCACGGAAAGCGACGACGATACCGACCATATGGCGTAACTTCTCGCCCCAATTATAGGCAGCCGAACCAGCGTCGTTCATACCTTTAGTAATACTTTTCGAGCCTATGAAACCGTCAATAAACTCTTTAATTTTCGGTAACACGGAAGAATTTATGAACTGAACCATTCGCGTAAGCATAGGCACTAACTCGCGACCGATAGTAACCTGAACACCCTGAATCGCAGCGTGCATTTCGCGTTGCGACATAGTGTACGCTTTATTGGAATCTAAATCGTCGCCCGAAAGTTGCAGACCTAACTTATCCGCTTCGATATACATTTCTTTAAGACCTTTAGAACCGAGGTTCAGGGTAGAAATCATATCTATACCAGCGCGACCGAATAATTTAGTAGCGAGAGCAGTTTTCTCTAACCCGTTAGGCATAGCAGCAAACCTGTCGGCTACGGCAGCCAAAACTTCTTTCGTCGGCTTTAACTTACCGTTCGCATCACGATAAGAAATACCCAAAGACTGAATAGCAGCATCGTTCGTAGTTAAATGCCGTGACAATGTCCGTAAAGCGATAATTAGTTTGCCAGAATCAACACCAGTTTCCTCGGCAGCGAACCGTAACTGGCTCATATCCTCGGCAGAACCGCCAAGAACTTTACGCATCTTACCGACTTCGCCAGCGACCTCACCGAAAGCGTGAACCGTCTCCGAGCCGAAAGCCTTTACCTTCGCATAAATGTTGGATAGAACATTCGCCATAAGGATACCAGCAGCGACAGTTTTCGCGCCCAATGCTTGTGCGGAAGTGCCAGCATTATCAGCCGTAGTCTGGAAACCGCCCAGACCTGCCTCAATCTGTTTGAGAGAAGACATTAACTGTTCTATGTCAGCCTTAAACTGAATATAGACTGGCGGTAAATCTTGGTCAGCCACGGTTATTCCTCACAAACTTTTACCTATATTCTACGCTTTATGCGCATCATTTTCCACTTCTTGCCAAAGACCGTCCAGTTGTAGTAACCAATCCAGCCACACGGCAGGTTGTTCCTCTATCTGCTGTTTAGTCCAACCGAACCGTTTGGCAATTAGGTAGTCGCGTACATACGTTGGGAACGGATAACGGTCGTCTGCTTTACCGCCTTTGAGTACCCAACGGATACGCTCTATGGTTCGGTAATTGCTTTTGGGTCTACATCTACACCGAAATCTGGCATTAGTTGAGTTAGGAACGGACTAACCGCATTACGAATATCGTCATACGATTTGGAAGGTAAATCGAGTAACGCTTCCAAAGTCACCGCATCACCGAAAGACCAAGACGAAATTAGTGCGATAGCCAGCAAATCGTTAAAATCGCTAAAGAACGAAACCGCTTCGGGAGTGACCTCGTCGTTACCGCTAACCATAATCGCGCCTTCGGCACTTTTCTCAAAAACAGGTCGCCGTAGCCGTTCAGGTACTAAATCTGGGTCGCGTAACTCAATCCAACCGTTAAATACTTCTTTTCGCATTGCCTTCTCCTAATTTGTTATGCGTAAACTGCGGTACTCTTTGCGTTCTGTAATACAACCTTGATAGGGCTGTAACCCGAAGAAGAACCAACATCTGTTGTGTTAGCAATCGCCTTGTAGTTCACATCTAATTCAATATAGTCTTTGCTACGGTCAATCTTAGCGACTTGGAAAGCACACTTCGTCATAGTGAACTGAACTTTCGTAGCAGTAGACCCTGAACCTTGCGAGAAAGAAATATCCAAAGACGGCTGAGTATTATTTAGGAAATAATTAAGTTCAGTATTACCCTCAAAAACTAATTTTAATGAACCGTCTACTTCTACCGCGCCTTGGAAAATCTGATAAGGAGTCTGCGTAGAATCTACCGTGAAAATAGGTGTTAGTGGTCGTTTGATTGAGATATTACCCTCAGCCAACCGTGTAGTCGCAGAACCAGCAATAGTGGTAGTACCAACCCAAGCAGGAACATTAGTTACCGTGCTGAATGAGGCGGTCGGGGTAACGACAGTCGCAGTACCACCAGTACCAGTACCAGTAGCAGCGTTAGATACCGTGAACTGTGTCGCGGAAGCAGTAACAATAGTCTGGCTAGACAAGTTCAAACCAGAAACGCTGTTACCAGTCATAGTAACGACCTGACCTACATAAAAATTGTTCGCAGCCGTGTATGTAACGGTGCCAGCAGAACCAGTAGCAGTAGTGATAGTCGCATTTGCGGCAGACTGATATCCGTTAGCCATAGCCGAATATTCCAAAAGACCGTCAGCAGAAAACTTAACATCTACCGAACCGAACTGTACGCCTGTAAACTGGCGAACATCGTTACCATTAAAATCTGTTAAAGAATACGAAGTTGCCTGACCGTTACCGCTATTCTTGACAGAAATAGTGTGGGTGTACGGTGCTGATGAGCCAGTAATCGCATAATCGCCCAACAAACCAGCAACACAATACCCGAAAGTATCTGGGAACACATCTCCGTTAAACTCAAACTCCGAGAAAATTGGACCTTGTACCGTGCCGTAAGTTTCGACCATAGAACTACGCCAGTTTTTATCCTCAAGGTATTTGATGTTATCAAAAGGTTTCAAATCCGTTACTGGAATATAGTCAGTAGCAGTTACAGCCGTTGGGTTCGCGCCAGCACTGCGAGTGGCTTCTTTCGCAATACCGAGAAACGACCTATACCGTGGTAAAGCCATCGCTTTACTCTCCTTCTGTTTCGGCTACTATTGTAGCGGTTTCTTCTATGGTCGCCTTCTTCTTTATTTCAGCGACAGGGATTAGACCGTGCGCTTCCACATTACTTGGCAATTCTACCACAGCGTCAGGCTCTACGAGCAAACCTAACTCTGGATAATATCGTGTTTCGTCATTCGCGGAACGGTATTTCATAACTATCTCCTCAACGCTGCCTTTGCGTAACTAGCGTAAATCTGTTGTGCGTAATTCTGTTTAACCATAGTGTCCGACGCTGGCTGAACGTAAGGATACCTCGCACCGTTGGATAAACCTAACTCCAACGCTCGCGCGTATTCCACCATAGAACCAACCGAAGTCACATAAGAGCCGAAACCGATACGCTCATCTACGCTAATAATATTAGCACGAAGCGCACCAGACCGTGTCATTGGTGGAGTACCAATAGGGCTATCTGTCGTGCGACCGTCTGCGCGCAAATGACCGTCGTTATACACAGGAATAATCGTTTCCTGCATAACCTCAACAGCCTTCAAACCGACCTGTTCCGTCGCTTTTTTCGCAGCGAAATCCAGCCGATTCTGCAAATCCTCTAACGCGCTTTCCGTATTCTTTACGCCTTTAGCGTTTACTTCCCAACCCATTAAGACCAACCCCACCGTGGAAGGCGTACGATGAGGTTGGTCAGCCTAATGGTTTTACGCACTAATCATCTGCGTAACCGTGAAACGAATCGCTGCCCAAGTTTCCGTAGCAGCAGCATTCACCTTTTTCGGCACACCGTAAGATACGGAAATCGTTGGCTCTGCACCCTGCCAAATTAACTGTCCACTATCGTCGCCGAACCTATGGTCGGAACGTAAATAATCTTTCAGACCGTCAATAACTGTATCAAAATCGTCCATAGTTTTCGTGGCATCATCCCACATAGAATGATGATAAATCTGTACGGCAACCTGATAGTCAATACGTTTTTTACCGCTCGTAGCACCGCCTAGCGCGATACGCGATTCGCTCTCTGACTCAATAAAGACAACCGCGACCGCGCGTGACTTCTGCCCAGGAATAGAGTTTTTCTCAAACTGGATACGGTTCGGGAACGAACTATATACCTGATTTAACCCTGTAACGTTTGCGGATAATAGGAACGTAGTGAGTTGAGAGCGTACCTGCGCGCGTGAC